TTTTCGGTGGTGCAGATGGAAAATGAAGCGAGTACATTTGTCTCGGTGCTTCTGCACTCAGGCACAAACGCGCATCTGCTGCATTGGACCACCAGCAGCTTTGCTGCGCACCAGGCGCTCGGTGAATACTATCAAGCCATACCAGAACTGGTCGACCAGCTTGCAGAGGCTTACATGGGCCGCTACGGGCAGTTCACCGAATTCCCCGACGACTACTACCTTCCAACCGACGATCCGGTCGAATACATGGAAGGCATCAAGTATTTTGTGCAAGACTCACGCGAAGTGATGCCCGACGACTCTGAGATACAGAACCTAATCGATGAGATTGCACAACTTATTGATTCAACTCTTTTCAAACTACGTTTTCTTAAGTAAGGCTAAATCATGATGAAATCTAAAGACTCCGCAATGAAGCAACCAGCCGGATATGGCGTCGGTTCTAACGCCAAGATTCCAGCAGGAGCTTCCGCTCAAGACAAGTCTGGCACCCGCTCCGAGCGCATGGTCAACGGCGTTGGCATGGGTCAGGCCGACATGGCTGGTAAGGACAAGCAGTTCAACACTGGCGTGACCGGTGGCGTTTGCTACACCCATGACCGGATGTCTTCGCAGAAATGATTAGACCCCTGCGTAACTACATCACCGTGCAACCGTCCGTCAGGAAACTGTCGGACGTGATTCACATCAACAACCGCGAACCCTTTAACGAGGGCACAATCGTCGCGGTCGGACCCCAAGTCAAAGAAGCTAGGGTTGGGGACCGGATTAAATACGGCAATGGCGACTACCTGAAATGGCCGACCCATAACAAGGATGGCCAGGACTATCAAATCATCCAAGAGGCCGACGTTTGTGCGGTCGTGGAATAAAGGGCAATTATGAGTAATTCAATCGCATCAGGCGTTGCTTACGCCGATCCAGAGTTCACCACGTGCTACGTCAGCCAAGAGTTTGGCTATACGCCAGCAGCGCAGGGCGCAGTGACGCAGATCACAAGCAAGTCAACCGCGGTCACGCTCAACAAGAGCATGGGACGCATCACAATGAACAACGCTGCGCTGGTCCAGCAGACTAACGTGGTTTTCACGCTTAACAACTCAACGATCAGCGACAATGACGTTGTGACGGTCAGCATCTCCGGTGGTGTTGCAACGCCTGGCTCTTATTGGCCATACGTTGCTGACCAAGCATCCGGCAGCGCCACAATCGGGTTGTTCAACAACACGGCTGGCAGCCTGTCTGAAGCTGTTGTTATCAACTTTGTTGTGATTCACGGGGCAAGCTAAATGAGCATCCATGACGACTTAGAACTGCTGAAAGAGGCTGTTTCAGCGCTCGAGGACCAGATCAACGAATCGTCGGACGATATTCATGGCCAGGCTTTTGAGGACGGCTCGGAATCCGGCAAGGCCGAGCTGGCTGAGGAAATCGCGGTCATGATGGGCGCAATCGACAGCGAGGAATGCCCAGATTGCCGTGACGTGCTCAAGCGCGTGCTAGATCAGCACATTGCTCAGTTTCTGGCCGTTGGCACGCACGCTTGTGAGCTGGAGCCAGAAGCCGAGGATGAGGAAGTCGCGTTTGTAATTTCGTTTGCAGACCATTGATGAAACAAGGTCTGTACGCCAACATTAACGCGAAGCAGGAACGGATCAAAGCCGGCTCTGGCGAAAAGATGAATAAGGTCGGCAGCAAGGCGGCACCGTCTGCTGCTGACTTTAAGGCGTCTGCCAAAACTGCTAAACCGGCGAAGAAAAAGTAATGGCTACAAAGCACGACAAGCCCATTGCCCACAAGACTACGGGGAAGGGCAAGACGTACAACCCGACCGAGAAGGGCGCCGGGATGACAGCGAAAGGTCGTGCTGAGTACAACGCGAAGAACAACGCTAATCTGAAGCCACCTGCGCCAAATCCAAAGACCGACGCTGACAAAGGCCGCAAGGCGAGCTTTTGTGCGCGAATGTCTGGCGTCGTGAAAAACGCAAAGGGTCCGGCAGAGCGTGCCAAGGCATCACTAAAGAACTGGAATTGTTAAATGACTGAGCAAGTCGCAAAACGTCCAGTTGGCAGACCGAGCGCTTACGATCCAGCCTACTGCGAGCGAGCGATTGAGCTCGGCAAACTCGGCAAATCGGTTGAGGCGATTAGCTCAATCCTTGAGGTTGGCACGACCACAATGTATCGCTGGAGAGAAGAATTCCCAGAATTTCGGGCTGCCTTGGAGGTCGCGAAAGATCACGAGCTGCGCTGGTGGGAAGAACAGGCCCAGGCTTACATGGTTGAGAGCAAGGATAGCGACCGGCTCAACGCTAGTATCTGGTCGAGATCCATGGCTGCTCGGTTCCCCAAGAAGTACCGCGAGAGCACCAAGCAGGAGATCACAGGGGCCGATGGTGCACCACTGTTGAGCGGCATCCAGGTTACCTTTGTGAAGCCAGGTGAGTGAGCTTAGTAGCGCTGTTGCCAATGCCGAGTTTCCTGAGAAACTTTCGGTTCTTTTTGACAAGCATCGGTATAAGGTAACCTTTGGCGGCAGAGGTGGTGGCAAGTCTTGGGCGATTGCTCGAGCGCTGCTAATAATCGGCGCATCTAAGCCGACGCGCATACTTTGCGCACGGGAATTCCAAACGTCGATCCGTGATTCGGTGCATAAGCTATTGTGCGACCAGATCGAATCATTGCGATTACATGGATTCTATGAAATAACCCAGACGTCAATCAGAGCTAAGAATGGCTCTGAGTTTTTCTTTGTTGGACTCAAAAACAATGTATCCAACATAAAATCATTTGAAGGTGTTGATATATGCTGGGTCGAAGAAGCGCAAAGCGTTTCCCGAATGTCGTGGAACGTGCTAATCCCAACGATTCGAAAGCAGGATTCAGAGATCTGGATCAGCTTTAACCCAGAGCTTGAGACTGATGAGACGTTCCAACGCTTTGTGGTGCATCCTCCTGCTGACTGTGTGGTCACTAAGATCAACTGGAGCGACAACCCGTGGTTTCCTGAGACGCTGAGAGCTGAGAAAGATGCGCTGAAGGAGCGCGACATTGAGGCTTACAACACGGTCTGGGAGGGCATATGCCGGCAGACCGTTGACGGTGCAGTGTTTGCCAGGGAGATGCAGGACGCCGAGCTCCAGGGTCGCATTGGACGGGTTCCGTTCGATCCTAGCAAGCCTGTTCACGCTGTGTTTGACCTAGGATGGTCTGATGCAACGGCAATCTGGTTCCTTCAATTTGTCGGCATGGAAACGCGATTGTTGCGTTACATGGAGGACAATCAAAAGACAATCAGCTATTACCTAGCGCAATTGCAGACCTTTGGATACCATTACGACACGTTGTGGCTTCCGCACGACGCCGAGAACAAAACGCTTGCCGCTGCTGGTAAATCTATTGAAGAGATTGTCAGAGCGGCGGGTTACAAGACCCGAATTATTCCTCGAGTACCAATTGCTGACTCTATCAATGCTGCGCGAACTGTTTTCAACAACTGCTGGTTTGACCGAGAAGCGTGCTCAGAAGGTCTTACCTGTCTGCGCCATTATCGCTACGAAGTCGACCCAGAGACGGGTGGATTCTCTAAGTCTCCACTTCACGACCATTATTCGCACGGCGCAGATGCGTTTAGATACATCGGATTGATGGTCAATGAACCAAAGCAACGAAAGAAGCAGCAAACCTTTACGCTACCGACTAACTGGATGAGCTGAAATGGCAGATTACCAAAGCGAGGGAAACGATTCCCGCATTTCCGATGCAATGAACTTTCTCCGGCTGGCTAACGAAGCCGACTCCAACAACCGCTCAGATGCGCTGGACGATCTGCGCTTTGTCAGCGGCGATCAATGGCCGGTTGAGATACAAAACAGTCGAAACCTTGAAGCCCGACCCTGCTTGACGATCAACAAGCTCGACGCCTATTGCCGTCAGATCGCCAACCAGCAGCGCCAGCAGCGTCCGCGCATCAAGGTGCATCCGTGCAACAGTTATTCGGACAAAGAAACAGCCGAGGTCGTTGAGGGTATCTGCCGGCACATTGAGATCAACAGCGACGCCGATAGCGCGTACGACA